CGCTTTTTTCGCGTCGGCCACCGAGAACCGCACGACGGTAGGGGCCGGGTAGCCCTTACGTTTGGCCTCGCAGACGGCCACCAGGCCGTCGCCTTCGCCTTCCGTGTACTCGCGGACGTACTCGCAGACCGGGCTGCTCTGCACCAGGGCCAGGGCCGCGTCACCCCAGATCGTCGGGCGACCGTTGATCACGGCAATCGACTGCAGCGACTGCATCGGGGACAGGCCCACCTCGCTGCCGTGCTGGATGGCCAGCATGCAGGACTCGGGCTTGCCCCGGAAATCCTTCGGGGCGAACTCCGAGGCCGACACCATCTTGGAGAAGCGGTAGGCGTCATCGAACGATTGAAGGGCCAAGCCGCTGGCCCGCTGGGTGCTGATTTCCGTGCTCATCTGTCGCGTCCTTTCGTGTGGGGTGTTTGTCAGTTCATCAGTTCGCCGTTCATGTCTCGCCACGATCCAGCAGGTTCGTGCTGCTTGGGAGCCGTTGCGATGCTCTCGACGGCAGTGGCGAGCCGTTCGAGCAGCCGCTCGACGCCGGCCAGCGAAGTGGCGATGTCTGCCAGCGATTCACACGCAGACTCCATCTGCACGCCAGTCAGCGCCGGACGATCCTTTGGAGGAGAGATGGCGTCGATCTTGTGCTTCCGCAGCGACTCAAGCAGTTCGCGGGCAGTTTCGGGCTCCACGAACAGCTGGCCTGTGCGGCCGCGCTCAAACTTCCAGTGCTTGATCTCTCGACGCTTGCACAGCGTGTGCAGAGTTTCGTACTCCCAACTTCCGCCACGCTTGTTGCGGCGGCCACCGAACGATGAAAGCGGGACGCAGTGAGCCGGGATCTCCCGTATGTCCTGCGTCACAATCCGTTGTTGCAATGCCATCTGTCGCGTCCTTTCGTAAGAAACCTTGCGTCACTTTTCTTTGAAAATCCCGCTCGGCGTCCTGCGTTGCGGGTGGTTCGTGCGTCCTTGCTACCCCGGTTCCACCGGGCTCCTTCCGCCGTCTGGTTCCACCAGGCGACGGTCCTTTGCTCGAATCAGAACGGCACGATCTGCTCGGCCGTCACCGCGTAGTGCAGGTTGCCGTGGTCGGGAACGTGACGCCGCACGTGGTAGGTGTCCTCGGTCAGCACCTCGACCACGACGCCGTTGAGCGTGCGGCCCTTCTCGATCCAGCGGATGCGATCACCGACCGCGTAGGTCGTGACCAGCTGCCCGTCGATGAGCCGCGTGGTGCCGCCCGAAACGGTGTGCTCGGGCATGGCGGCGACGGCGGCGAGATACTCTTTTTCGTGAGCGTCCATGTGGGGGATTCCTCCTTGGGTGGCGTAGTGTACGGGCGTGCAGTCTGCTGGCAAGTAGTGGTGTACGAACATTCCAGTGGCGTAACGCAAGGCACTCCTTTCACGGGCGTTTGCGTTTCGCACGTATCTATGAAATGCGGCCAAAAAAAGACGCGACAAGCGTTGCGATGTCGAACACTGCTCGAGCAAGCGTGCTTTCGGTTCCCAGCTGCTGGCCCAGGTGAACCAGCGTCAGAGCAACCACGGCGTCGTTCCAAGTCACTCGCTTCACGGCGTTCTCCATGCGTGCGGAAGGGTAACGCAGTTATCTGCGAAACGTCAAGGCCGGCTTGAGAAGATTTTCTCGGCCTGGAAATCCGCCCTACTGGCCGCCGCTTGGCGGGCGACCTGGGCGCTTGCCGGCCGCCCTGTCGGCTGAGATACGCTCGGCTCGCTCGCGGAGCTCGACGGCGTCGTATACGGGGCAACGCTTCCCGAATCGGGTGTCTGACCAGATTTCGTTGTCTCGGGCCAACTGGCGGACGTGCGTCGCGTTTATGCCCAGGATCTTGGCGGCCTCGGCCGTGCCCACCAATTCACGTTCTGTCTCCGTTGCTATGTCCATGGCTAGCAGTTTACCGATGTGTCTAGGGGCTGGCCGTTTTTTCTTTGCCATGGGTCGCAACCGTTGCCGGGTGCCTAATCGTACGGGCCGACTCGCCTTGCCGTCCTTACTCGAAACTCTGTACAGTATCGCAGCCAGCCAAAGCCGGGGATTGTTTTAACGGATGGGGTGCAGATTGAACGTCTGTACACCATTCGCTAAAGTCGCCCCTTTGGCACAACAAAGGGAGACCAAAGATGACGCTGCGAGACCTGCTGATTGACCGGATCGCCCCGCTGAAGAACCTGAACGACCGCTCGGTGCTGATGTACCTGAGCACGCTAGAGCGGTTCCGTGACTTTCTCGGGCACGAGCCAACCGTGGATGACCTCGATGACCTGACGGCCGCCAAGTTCCTCCGGTGGCGTGGCAGCACCGTCCACAGCAAGCGGCGTGGCCTGATCTCGCCGGCCTCGCTGGCGAAAGACTCTGCCCATCTCCGCAGCCTGTGGACCTGGCTGGCGAAGAAGCGATGGAAGCGGTCTGACGGCGAACTGATCGAGTTCCCTGACTACGCCCGGCCTCGCGTCCCTAAGCCCGTACCGAAGGCGTACAAGGCCGACGAGCTCGCCCGCCTGGTCGATGCCGCCAAGCACCGCAAGGGACACGTAGCGGGCAAGCCAGCGGCCTGGTACTGGGTGACGAAACTACAGGCCATGTTCCAGACCGGAGAGCGGATTGGTGCGGTGATGGCCCTGCGGTGGTCAGAGGTGGATCTGGAGCGGCACACGCTGACGTTCCTGGCTGCCACACGTAAAGGCCACAGGGAGACGATTACACGCCCGATCACGCCTGAACTGGCCCGGTGCCTGGCCATGCACAAAGGGGCTCCTGGCGAGCGTGTGTGGCCCTGGCTTGATGACCGGGAGTTGCTGTCCTGCTACGCCAGCCTGAAGGTGCTGTGCCGCACTGCCGGCGTGCCGTACAAGCCCTTTCATTCAATCAGGAAAGCGACCGCGAGTTATCTGAAACGGGCTGGAATCTCAGCCAAGAAGCAGCTGGGGCATTCGTCCGAGGAAATGGCCGAGACCCACTATTACGACGAGGAAATCACGGGGCGGGAGTCCAATCTCGACTACCTGCCAGACATCAACGAGCCGCCGCAGGGAGGCGATAGGCCAGCGGCTTGACGTATGTCAACCGAGCAAGCGGGGAGGCGTCGCGGGGGAAAGGATGACCCTACGCCGCCTCGACCCGCCGCCCGGCTCAATCTCCACGGATCTGCGACAGCGACGGCAGTTCATCCCGCTGTGCAATCGTCACGGCCAGCCGGCCCTTCACTCGCGACAACTCGGCAAGCAGCCGCATGACGTGGGCCGCGAGCGTGCCAGCCGTGCCGACGTAGGCACCGCTGAACCGGCGAGCGTCGAACTCGCACTGCTGTAGGTAGGCGTCTGAGAGGGGCGAGCTCATTGCCCTTCCTCCCGGTGCAGCAGCAGGGCCAGCAGAGAGTACGACGCAAGGTCGAAGAGGTTGTCCTCAAGCGACTCGTTCTCCAAGCGGCCGGTCACGTTGTACGACGCGAGCCGCGTCACTTTGTCGGAGAGCCGCACCATGGCACCCTTCCATGACGGGATGCCGACAAACTTCGCGCCGTTGCGGATGTTTGCCAGCGGATCTGTGCCGCTCGGGCATCCGTAATCGAAAGATTTCCTGCGGTGCATTTCTTTCAGAGCGTCGCACAGGTCGAAGAACGCCTGGCTAGTTGGGTGCACGTCGGTCTGCGTCAACCCGTCGCCACGCAAACGATGCTGCTCAAGCAGATGCTGAACGTACGGCACGTCCGCCAGCCTGTCCCACTCGGCATAGGTCTCGCTGACGTGTTGCATTTCCTCTGCTTCTGCGACATCTGGCAGAGGTTCCGTTACAGCCGGCGACACATAGCCCACCATCTTGGGATCATCCTTTGGCGTGGCTTCCAGCCTGGTCTTCACTGCCGCCCGCATTGCGTCGTTGGCGGCTTCGAGTGTGGTGCTCATGGTGTCCCTTTCGTGAATCGCGAATTGCGAAAGTCGCAGTCTGCGGCTTGCGTCAAGCGTCGTCGTTGTCATCACGCGGCGAGTCGTGAAACGACGCACGCAACTCCGTGCTGTCCGTGTTCCATCGCAGCAGCATCCACCAGCCGCCAAGCGGCCGAGC